TCTTCGGGCCAGGTATTAGAAGAGCAGCATCTTTCAATTTGGTATGCCCAGAAGCAAGCGAATGGACGCCCACTATAGCTAAAGACCTCTATACTAAGAGAAATTTTGAACAATCTTTAAAAATAGATACAACTGGCGGCCCTGATGCTAAAATTCAGGGTGACAGAGATCTTAGAGGGTTATCTGATGCCTGATCTGTCTCCACAAGCTCTTGTTCCAAAACTTAAAGATAATTGGTACATGATTGTCTCTAATCCAGAAGACCCCGATGACAATAGCCTTTGTATTCAAATTAAAGAGGGCCCGTTCTGCCATGTTATAGTTAAGTACAAAGACTTTAAAACAGATCCAATCCTAAACGATGATGGCTCCTTGACATGCCAGTATGGATATGATATAATAACATCACCATCTAATATTGGCGAAAAGGTCATAACTGATGAGCAGGGTAGAATATTTGAAGAAAATCTAGGCAAATCAATTTTAGAAATAATAGAAGAACAATATATAGGTGGCGATGAAGATAGAAACAACAATATTAAAGAATCTGTTACAGAATGAGGAGTATGCAAGAAAGGTATTACCCTTTTTAAATGATGAATATTTTACTGAAAATTCCGATAAAATTGTATTCAATCAGATAAATAATTTCATACTGAAATACAATTCCCTTCCAAACAAAGAAGCCCTTACGATTGAGTTAAGTGATGCAAAAATCACAGAAGAAGATTTTAAAGACTCTGCAAACCTTGTCACTGCGATTAGTGAAGATATTCAAGAGTTCGCAGACCTCACATGGTTACTTGACTCAACAGAAAAATTCTGTCAAGACAAAGCAATCTACAACGCAGTCGTTGAGTCAATCTCAATACTCGACAACCCCAAATCAATCACGGACAAGGGTGCCATTCCTGAAATTCTTTCCGATGCTCTCTCTGTCTCTTTTGATCCTCATGTTGGCCATGATTATATTGGTGACAGCGCTGAGCGGTTCGATTATTATCACAGGGTTGAGGAAAGGATACCTTTTGATCTTGACTACTTTAACAGAATTACCAAAGGCGGTCTTCCGCAGAAAACACTAAACATTTGTCTTGCGGGCACTGGTGTTGGCAAATCTTTATTCATGTGTCATGTTGCTGCATCCTGTTTATCTCAAAATCAAAATGTTCTATACATTACATTAGAGATGGCTGAGGAAAAGATTGCTGAAAGGATTGATGCAAATTTGTTAGATGTTAGTATAGATGATCTTCACGAATTACCAAAAGACTTATACGATAGTAAGATGGCTAACCTTGAGAAGACAACTAAAGGTAAACTCATAATCAAAGAATATCCCACTGCATCTGCAAATGTCAATCACTTTCGTGCATTGTTGAATGAATTGAACCTTAAAAGGTCATTCGTTCCAGACATCATATTCGTTGATTATCTAAATATTTGTACATCTTCTAGAATAAAATCGGGATCTAATGTCAATTCTTACACGCTTATCAAATCAATTGCAGAAGAACTCCGCGGTCTTGCTGTGGAGAATAAACTTCCTATTGTCAGCGCGACCCAAACCACCAGAGCAGGCTATTGTTTAGATTTAGAATCAAAAATTATTACCAAGACAGGGATCAAATCTTTGAAGGATATTCAAATTGGTGATAAAGTTTTATCTTCTGATAAACAATATAATTCAGTAAAAACTATATTTCCTATCAAGAGGAAGAAAATGTATAAAATCACGACTGAAAGTGGTAAAGAGATTGTGTGTTCCGAAGAACATTTGTTTCCAACCAAAGATGGTATTGAAAAAAATGTTCAAAATAGTTTATCAATAAATGATGAGTTGTTTGTCTTGTAGATACTTTTGTTATAAATAGTTATATGGAATTTAACTTTATAATAAGGGGAAAAATATGGCAACAAACATTTATCTAATAGAAAATATCTACTTTGAGCCATCTAAAAAATATGTTGGAAAGACCATAAAAACTATTGAGGCAAGATTTTCGGAACATATTAGTAATGGGAAAAATATAAATGGATCATCCAAAATATCAGAATCTTTGAGAGATTATGGCAAAATAAATCACAAAACAACTTTACTTGAAGTTGTTGATGATAAATTTGCGTTTCAGAGAGAACAATATTGGATTGACAAATTTAATACCTTGTATGAGGGATATAATATAAAAAATGAATTTGTAGAAAAAGCACCTCCACATTACTTTCATCAAAAAGAAAAGGCTATTGAAAACCTTAAAAATGGAGTATCGTGGAATAAAGGTATTGCTATATCAAATGAAACAAGGAAGAAAATGATTGAAACTAAAAAGAAAAAATATGAATTGGGGTTTTATGATAATTCGTATGGCCATCCACATACAACAGAGACAAAACAAAAAATAAGTGAAATTAAAAAAAATTATTATAAAACTAATCGTCCTCATAATGTTAAATTATGGATAATAGAATATGAGAATGGTGAAATATTAAAAACTGATAAGTTGTTAGATCATCTTGGAGGAAAAAAAGAATACAATAAAATATGTAAATGGTGTAGAGAAAATCCAAATAAATTTCACCCTGAAGAAAAAATGAGAGTTTATTATGCAAACTGATAAAATTGTATCTATTGAAGAAATTGGAGAACGAGAATCTATGGATATAGAAGTCACAGGAAATCATTTATTTTTTGCTAATGAAATTTTAACTCATAATTCTTCAACTGATGTCGGGCTGGAAGATACTTCAGAGAGTTTCGGATTACCTGCAACTGCAGATCTTATGTTTGCAATTATATCTACTGAGCAGATGGAAGAAGTTGGACAAATATTAGTAAAGCAGTTGAAGAATAGATATAATGACCCCACATCAAATCGTAAATTTGTAGTGGGTATTGACCGTTCAAAAATGAGATTATTTGATGTATCTCAAGCAGCACAAGATGAATTGGTAGATACTGGTCAAACAAAAGATGACACACCATCTTTTGACATAGCAACTGGTGGTAAATTCAGGAAACAAGACTTCTCAGGATTTGACTATGAATAGAAACAAAAGATTTAAAAAATAACTATGAAAGAAGATACTACAGTTATTGATCGTAATGGTTCTGATACAGTAAAGAAACCTAAAAAGCCAAAACCTCCACGAAAATATAAGGTCATTTATCATAATGATGATTATACACCAATGGAATTTGTTACTTGGTCATTGATGGAATTTTTCAACAAAACAGAAATTGAAGCTCAATCCATTACTCTTGAAGTCCATAAAATGGGTTACGCAGTTGCCGGAGTATATGATTATCAGATGGCAGAACAGAAAATATATGAAGTATTAATCACAGCAAAAGAAAACGAATTTCCACTACAGGTCACAGGTGAAGCAGAATAACGTAATAAATCTTTCAGACTATCGTGAAGAAAAAGAAGAAGAGCACCGAAAATCCCTCCCCCCACAATATATCCAAGACTTTGAAGTCGGCGGATACTACGTCTATCCAGAATTGGGTGTAATGATACATTGTATGTTGATTACAGATATTTCTCACACCCGCAATAACGAACTAATGTATATAATGGAAGACCAATTTGGTAATCTATTATCTGTACCTATAAGTGATCCAGATAGTATGATGGGCTGGCAGGCTATTGATGAAGAAATTTTTGTAGAAAATGTCAAAAAATGCCTCCCAGAGCCAGAGTTTGAACCAGAGCCCCCAAAAGTCAGTTGATTATAAATAATTGGAGATAGTTATAACCTTTTAGGAGTATGATGGCGACTTATAAACAAATATTAGAATCCTTAAATTTATCAGAATCAGAAGCCTCCGATAAAGCTAAGAAAGCTGGTTTAGTAAGTAAAGGTGGTGGAGCTTGGGCGAAAGAAAAAGGAGGCCCAACTGTCGCAAAGACCGTCGATGGTGAACTGCAATCAGTTGGTGGTGGTGGTAAAGAAAAAGAGCCCAAAAAAGAAAAACCAGAAAAACTTTCCGATGATGAACTTAAAGATAAATTAGTAGACGATGAAGTTTCTAAAATTATGAATT